GGAGGATGTATGAAAGACTCACTATGGCGTAAGCGCCGGAGGAGAAAGAAATGATTGAAACAATCTTGATAGTAGTGCTTATGGGTGCTGGTGCCATCTGCATCAATGCTGTTATAATGTGTGCCCTGTTTAAATGGTGGAGCCTTTATGAATCATGATGTTGGTGTACTTGTGATGATGTTAATTATCGGAATGCCCTTTGTCATCTTTGGCATTGGGGTTGTTGTGTCAGTTTTTAGGGGGAAAAAATGAGTCGTGAAGAAATTGAAATTATTATTCTTGATGAGCTTAACTTTTTGATTTCATTTGAGAAACAAACGGAACAGCCAGATGAAGCGTTGATTGCCGCACTTGAGTTGGTGCGTAAAGAATATCTGCCCATTAAATTGGATAATGTATGAGTGCAAACGCTATAGCACTTATAGGGCTGGTCTACACTTATGTAGCTGGCGATCTTCTTTGGAAAGGCAACACAGGAATGGGCATTGCGTTCCTTGGGTATGCCATTGGTAATATAGGTTTATATATGGAGGCTTTGAAATGAATCGATTTGACTTAGAACAACTCATCTTGAGAGCATGGAGTACATCGGAAGACCTCGACCTTGTGTCGTGGAAGATGATGGACTGCGAAGAAAAACCAAGCGAGGACGAAATTGCCAACATGTTACTTGCTCTAAAGACAATACATGAGCTGAGAATGAACAAGCTTTGGCAATGCTTTGAAAAACTTATTCAAAATAAAAAGTTGTAATGGCCTTTATAAAACTTCACATTCCCTGTCCAGCATGCGGCAGCAGTGATGGTGCTTCGATGAATGAAGATCGAAGTCTGTTCTGCTTCGTATGTAATACACTAACCCCTTCCGATATGGAAGAAACCTTTGAGGAAACAAACGTGATAGACGTAGACAATGATGTGAAAGATAGCAGCTTTTTAAAGCACTATCGCAATGGTATCATTGAAGCGAGGACAGAGCGCCGTATCCACGTTGCAACGATGGAGAAATATGGCGTTGTTCGTGAGAAGGACAACCTCTACTTCCCCTACTACGACAAAGACTCACAGCTGGTGGCAGCTAAGGTGAGAGGTGTCAAAGACAAGAGCTTCAACACTGCGGGTAGCTGGAGCAAGGGCACATTGTTTGGACAGAACCTGTTCCCGTCAGGTGGTAAGTATTTAACCATCACCGAAGGTGAGTTCGATGCGCTGGCTGCTTTCCAAATGACAGGAAGTAAATGGCCTGTAGTGTCCATCCGCACTGGTGCGGCATCTGCATTGAAAGATTGCAAAGCCAACTACGAATATATCAACAGCTTTGAAAACATTGTGCTTTGCATGGATGGTGATGCGCCGGGTCAGAAGGCCGCAAAAGAAATTGCAGAACTGTTTGGTAGCAAGTGCAAACTATTCAAGCCTATGTCTGAATATAAAGATGCTTGTGATTGGCTGCTTGACAAGAAAGAAGCACAGTTTGTTGATCGTTGGTGGAGAGCTGAGCCGTTCGTACCCGATGGCATTGTCTCTGGCTCTAGCTTGTGGGACTTGGTGTCTGCACCGCTTGCACCAGCAGACTGCACCTACCCTTGGAAGAGCTTGAACGAACTAACCTATGGCTTGCGCTTGGGTGAATTAGTCACTGTAACAGCTGGTTCGGGACTAGGTAAGTCTCAGGTGCTACGTGAGATTGTGTGGCATTTGCTTTGCAACACACAAGACAACATCGGCTTGTTGTTCTTGGAAGAGAGTGTTAAGAAGACAGCACTGTCTATGATGAGCTTGGCAGCTAACGCACCGCTGCATCTGCCTGATACATTTGTCACTGATGCTGAGCGCCGTGATGCGTTTGATCATACACTTGGCACTGGTCGTTTGTACTTGCTTGATCACTTCGGCAGTACATCGGTTGAGAACATCATCAATCGTGTACGCTACATGGCTAAGGCGGTTGGTTGCAAGTATGTGTTTGTTGATCACATCTCAATTATTGTTTCAGCACAAGAGAGCGGTGACGAACGTAAAGCGATTGACGAAATCATGACCAAGCTGCGTATGCTTGTACAGGAAACCAACATCTCTTTGATTATTGTTTCACACCTCAAGCGCCCAAGCGACAAAGGTCACGAGGAAGGTGCGGCTACATCACTGGCTCAGCTTCGTGGCTCTGGTTCAATTGCTCAGTTGTCAGATATGGTGATTGGTCTTGAGCGTAATGGTCAGCATGAAGACCCCGTCATCCGCAACACTACCCGTGTGCGTGTGTTGAAGAATCGTTTCGCTGGTATCACTGGACCCGCTGGCAATCTTCTTTATAATAAAGAGACAGGCCGTATGTTTGAGATCGAAGATGAACCCGAAGGAGATTTGTTATGAACTATCAGAAGTTTGAAAAGTATTATCACTTACGCTACGAACAGTTTGAGGCGTTAGCTGATGCCAAAGATTGGTTTGACGAAGGTGAAGAACAAGAAATGTGGAATGAATTATTTTGGTATGCCAGCGCATGTTACGAAGCTAAGAAACTCTTTGACAGCTTCGATGACGAAGACATAGAAGTGTTGTTAGGTGGTCGTGTGCCGTTGTTTATTATGGAGGTTACAGATGATGACATTGAGACTTCTTAAAGAACGTGAGCGTCTTGCCTACATCACAGGCAATGTTGAACTAGCCAAGCTGTTAGGTCAATTGATTGACAACTTTAACCGTAGGGAATATGACGATGAGTGACGGCGGTAAAGGAAGCACACACCGTCCACGCAGCATTGCCGATGTTGAATGGGCCAACCGTTGGAACTCCATCTTTGGCAGAGACAACGTAGACATCTATAAACAAGAAAGAAACAAGAATGGATTGGATATATGACCTTGAAACTTACAAGAACATATTCACATTCACAGCGATAGACGTTGACGGTAACAACCCTGTTACCTTTGAGATGTCCACTCGCAAGAATGAAGCTGCTCAGATGTTTGCGTTTCTTGACACATGTAAGAAGAAGAAGAGCCACCTCATCGGCTTCAACAACTTAGGCTTTGACTACCCCATCGTTCATGACTTGTTATCTGTGCGTGAAAAGGCGTTGACGGTATCGGGCAAGGCTGTTGCCGTTCGTGCTTACAAGAAGGCACAGGCCATCATCACCAACCAAGACAAGTTTGTTGATGTAGTCTATGACCGTGAGCAGTATGTAAAACAGATTGACTTGTATAAGATACATCACTTCGACAACAAGGCACGAGCTACGTCATTGAAGATGATTGAATTTAATATGAAGTCTGACACCATCGAAGATCTTCCCTTCCCTGTTGGCACTGATCTAACAGAAGATCAAATGGATGTGCTCATTAACTACAACATGCATGATGTGGTGAAGACGCTCGACTTCTACAAAGAGTCTCTGCATCTAATCAACTTCCGTGCTGAGTTGTCTAAGAAGTACAAGCGCAACTTCCTCAACCACAACGACACCAAGATTGGCAAAGACTACTTCATCATGCAGCTTGAAGAGAACATGCCGGGTTGTTGCTACAAGGTTGGTAACAAGGGTGAGCGTAAGATAAATCAAACAAAGCGTGATGTCATTCACATCAAAGATTGTTTGTTCAACTACTACGACTTCCAACACCCTGCGTTTCAGGCTGTGCTTGATTGGTTCAAACAACAAAGCATCACCGAAACCAAAGGTGTATTCTCTGCCATCCCTGAGGACAAGCTAGGCAAGGTTGCGATGTTTGCCAACATGATAACGCTGCGTAAGAAGTTTGTCGGTGTTCCAACTGACGAAGACATTGCAGAGTTCAAAGCTGAGTATCCGCTTGGGTGGGTGGAGCAGGTGGAGTTGAAGGCTAAGAAGAAAGGTGTTGCACAGTACAGTCATTGGAAACATTGGAACGAAGCATCAACCTTGAACGTGAACATCAACGGTTTCCAATTCGACTTTGGCACTGGTGGCATTCATGGATCTGTCGAGAGTAAGATCATAACGTCTGATGATGATTACATGATTATTGATGCTGATGTGGCTTCTATGTATCCCAACATTGCAATTGCCAATCGTGTCTACCCTAAGCATTTGGGTGAGAAGTTTTGTGACATCTACCAAGATGTTTACAACCAACGTAAGAGCTACCCCAAGGGCAGTGCTGAGAACGCCATGCTGAAGCTTGCGTTGAACGGGGTATACGGAGATAGCAACAACCAGTTTAGCCCCTTCTATGACCCGCAATACACCATGTCCATCACCATCAACGGACAGCTTAGCCTGTGCCTGTTGGCTGAGAAGCTGCTGCACATAGACAATCTGTCGATTGTTCAAGTGAACACCGATGGTATTACGGTGAAGCTGCCTCGTGATAAGCTTGTCGAATATGAAACCATCTGTGCCGCATGGCAGAAGCAGGTAGGTCTTGAGCTGGAGTATGCCTATTACAGCAAGATGATTATCCGTGATGTGAATAATTACATTGCGCTTTACGCTAACGGTAAGGTGAAGCGTAAGGGTGCGTATCAGTACGAAGACTTAGGCTGGCATCAGGACCAAGGTGGGTTAGTGATTCCCAAGGCGGCTGAATCTTATATGCTGCATGGAATTGACATCGATACCTACATCAAGGGTCATCAAAACAACTATGACTTCTTGTTGCGTACTAAAGTACCACGTAGCAGTAGGTTGGTAATGGTGATGAGTGACGGTAGGGAAGTGCTACAGCAAAACATCTGTCGCTATTACGCATCAACAGCTGGTGCAGATCTGATAAAGATTATGCCTCCGCTGGTTGTTGATGGTGAAGAGCGTAGGATGGATGTAGAATCTGGCTGGAAGACTTGGGCGTGTAACAACATCGAAGACTTTAGCCGTGATGATTTAGATTATTCTTTCTATACGGCTGCGGCAAAGAAACTTGTTGTAGAATAATTGAATGTAGGAAGCTGGCCCCTATTGAATTGGTCAGCATTTAAATCAAAGGAAACTCAAATGAGTGACGAAAAGAAACGTGTCAAAGTTAAAGCATCCATCTACTGGTGCTTCCACAACAAAGTGAACGAGATGTCTGGTGACTACCAGATCAACTTGTGCAACTTGTCCGAAGCAGCTGTCGAAGCTTTCGAAGAGATGGGTATTCCTGTGCAGACAGGCGAAGGCAAGAAAGAAGAGATGGGCAAGTACATCACTTGCAAATCCAAGAAGCCTATCAAGGTATTCGATGCTGAAGGTGACGAGATCACCGAGTCCATCGGCAACGGTAGCAAAGGCAAAGCCATTGTTGGTTCATATGACTGGACCTTCAAGAATAAGAAAGGCACAAGTGCTTCTCTTGGTAAGTTGGTCATCACCGACCTAGTTGAATATGCCGCTGGCGGTAGCTTTGGCGATGATGAAGATGTTCTGTAAAAGAATACAATCGTTTTTTAATAGGAAACAGAATGCAAATTAAACTCGACCTTCATATTGATTTGGTTAATGTAGTGATGACTGCTCTTGGCAAACTGCCCTATGAGCAGGTTGCTCAGGTCATTAACATCATTCAGCAGCAAGCTGCCCCACAAGTTGAAGCTGCTCAGGCTGATGCTCAGATTCCTAAAGAGTAATGATCGCTCTTCTGGACAGCGACTTGATCGCTTACAGAATCTCCTTCGCTTGCAAGGATGAGTCAGAGACACATGCTAAGTATTCGCTTAACAACTACGTCAATGACATCCTTGTAAGGGGAGTTGATAAAGCATACACCGATTGCTTTGTTGATCAATGGAAACTCTACCTTACAGGTAGTAATAACTTCCGTCTCAACATAGCAAAGACGGTGGTGTATAAAGGCAATCGCATCGCCCCTAAGCCTCAACATCTGCCAGCATTACGCAAGCATTTAGTTGATGAATGGGGCGCTGTCATTGTTGAAGGCATTGAAGCTGATGATGCTGTAGCTACAGATGCTACATGGCTTGGGTATAACAACTCAGTCATTGCATCAGTAGATAAAGATCTTGATCAGATACCGGGCTGGCACTACAACTTTGTTAAAGACATTGCCTACCACATCACACCAGAAGAAGGCACGTATAGGTTCTACAAACAGATCCTTACTGGCGACTCTGCAGATAACATCATTGGTTTGAAAGGTATTGGTCCTGTCAAAGCCGATAAGATATTAGATGAGTGTGACACTGAGGTAAAGCTTTACAACGCATGTGTGCAAGCATATGAGGGTAATGAAGAACGAGTGCTTGAAAATGCTAGACTATTATGGCTTCGTAGATACGAAGGTCAAATGTGGGAACCACCAAAGGAATGACATGACTAAAGAACTTCACAAAGAACTACAGCCAAACGATGTGGCTGTCATTCTTCGACCACTAATTGGTGAAGATGGTAAATGGGTGGGGGAGTACGAGGTGCTGGTAACGGGCTTTGGTCCTGTCACCATGACCCGTGATCAGATGGATGACCTGATTGGAATGGGTGTGCTGCTTGCATCAGTGGTTCCTCTGATGGGGAAAGACGAGAAGGTTGCTGAAATGATTATGGATCATTGCAATGAGTTCTATGGTGACATTGGCACATTCACATATGATACAGACTTCAATAGTTTTGAAGACTCTGATGTATTAAGTGTCAACACAAAGGTTGTTGGAGGAATGCAATGAAAATTCCTAAAGTTTGTACCACCTGTTTTTATGGTGAGATTGAAACAACTAATAAGCCCTGCATCGCTTGCAATGGCTTTAATAAATGGGTAGGTGTTGACGCTTTCAAAGAACAGGAAAAAACAAAAGTTGTTGAAGGTGTGAAGTTTGATCAAGGTAAATCTCAGTGGAGCCTGATGCCTTGGAAAGCTTTGTCACAGGTGGTAGATGTGCTAACCTATGGTGCTAAGAAGTATTCTCCAGACAACTGGAAGAGGGTTCCTAATGCCCGTCAACGTTACATTGATGCTGGCTTTCGACACATAACAGCGTATGCTGCTGGTGAGAAGAACGATGCTGAGACGGGAAAGAATCATTTGGCTCATGCAATTTGTTGCTTCTTATACTTAATCGCTTTTGACTTGGAGGAAAAGCAATGACCCCTGTAACTCTTAACCTATCAATCACAGCCTACTTTGATGCCGATGAAATACCTGCCATTTATTCCAACGAAGATTTCTTTACCGATGCCGTTAAGGAACATATTGGTTACGCTATGGATCGTCTTGACGCTAGAGACGTTGTGTTTAATAGCATTGATGTGGACGGTCTGACATGAGCTTAGAATTATCTGTGTCTCTTCGACCAGCATCTAACGGTTTTGTCATTCACTATTGCGAGGTGGTGAATGGCTTAGAAGTTAATGCCGAGTTCGTTGCTCTAGATCTTGAAGAAGCTCTAGACATTATTCGTGATTGCTATGATCAACCAGAAGGTCACGACATGTCCAACATCCTAGATGAAACAATCCCCAAAGGTTAGAAATGGTGGTGAGTGGACAGATGCACGATTCAGAAGCTTTGTAACTTCTGCTCTTCGTGCAGCGTCTAGGCGTTGGCCCCCTAAGTACACAGCTCTAAAGGCTGCGTTCGTGGGCAAGAAGGTGAATGTAAAGAGTGGCAAGATGGCAATGCATTACAAGTGCGCTAGCTGCAAGAAACACTTCGTTGCTGCTGACGTACAGGTCGATCATATTGAACCCGTTGTAGACCCTGTGAAGGGCTTCCAAACATGGGACATATTCATAGACCGCATCTTCTGCGAGATAGAGAATTTGCAGGTGATGTGTAAGGCATGTCACAAAATCAAAACAGATCAAGAGAAAGAAGAAAGGAAAAAGAAATGAGCTTCATTAAATATCAACACGTTGAACGCTTTGGTACATCTGAAGTCGAAGGCATTGAAGTTGGTACATGTTATATCTTTCCTAAGTTAGATGGTACTAACGGTAGTGTCTGGTGGGAAGCTGGCATTGGGCTGCGTTGTGGTAGTCGCAATCGTGAACTAGAGTTGGACAATGACAACGCTGGCTTCATGAATGCAATGACTAAAGACGAGGCAGTTATGTTATTCATGCACAGCAATCAAGACTTAATACTGTATGGTGAATGGCTTATACCTCACAGCCTTAAGACATATGCTGATGACGCATGGCGCAAGTTCTATGTGTTTGACGTATACGACACCGCCAAAGAACGACTGCTGAGCTTTGATGAATATGCCAAACCACTTGAAGCTGCTGGTATTAACTACCTCGTACCCATTGCCATGATTAAGAATGGCAACATCGACTACTTCACAGAATGCTTGAACAAGAATGTGTTCTTAATTAAGGATGGTGAAGGTGTTGGTGAAGGCATCGTCATCAAGAACTACGACTACAAGAACAAATATGGTCGCCAGACTTGGGCAAAGATGGTGACGAATGAATTCAAAGAAAAGCATCACAAAGAAATGGGAGCACCATTGATTGGATGTGAGATTGTTGAAGAGAAGATTGTTTCTAAGTTTGTGACACAGGCTATGGTGGATAAGGTGGTTGCAAAGATTGTGTTGACCAATGATGGTTGGCACAGCAAGTGTATTCCTCAACTCATCAACACTGTGTTCTATGACCTGATCAAAGAAGAAAGTTGGGAGTTTGTGAAAGCATTCAAGAACCCAACCATTAATTACAAAACCCTGTCGCACTATTGCACAGCCAAAGTTAAAGAACTACGAAAGGAATTGTTCTAATGATTACGATTGCCAGCTTTGAAGAGAACGAAGACGGTAGCGCCAACTGCACCATGATAATGAGTGATGAAGATCGCACTGCCTTGCTCAACTATGCCATTCTTCACATGCTTAAGGATGCTGTGCAGGAAGGGACTGATGCTAAACCTGATGCTGCTGCTCCTAATTCAGATAGCATTGTTATCAGCAGTGTTAAAGAACAACTTGTGCTCAGCTACCTACACTCCGAAGATCAATACGAAGAAAACTATCTTCCTAATCTTCGACAAGCCTATAAGACTGTGCTGAGACACTACATGGCTTCGACAGAAGCTGATAAATATATTAAACAAGTTGAGGCTATACATGAGTAAAGTTAAATGTATCTGGTCAACACCCAATGGAGAAGAACTCATTGCTTACATGGCACGAGTATCGAATCCAGAGAATCAAGACAACAAAGAGACAGCCCCTAAGCTTCTTAAGTATTTGATAAGCAATCAACATTGGAGTCCTTTTGAAATGGTGAACGTGTGCATGGAGATTGAAACCACACGAGACATTGCCCGTCAAATATTACGACACCGAAGCTTTAGCTTTCAAGAATTGAGCCAGCGTTATGCTGTTGTTCACGACTATGACTTCTCTGAAGTACGCTTGCAAGACAATAAGAACCGTCAAAACTCTATTGAGGTGCAAGACCGTGAGCTACAGCGATTCTGGCAGGAGTCACAAGCCACTGTCATTTGCACTGCTATCGGTCACTATGAGGCTGCACTGGCTAATGGCATTGCCAAAGAGGTGGCACGTAAGCTGTTGCCTGAGGGCATGATGATGTCACGCATGTACATGAACGGTACGTTGCGTAGCTGGCTGCACTACCTGTCTGTTCGCCGTGATGTTGCTACACAAAAAGAACATCGTGATGTTGCAGATCAGTGTGGAGTTGTGATAGAGTCGCTCTTCCCCTCACTCTTTAAGGAATGAAATGCAAGTAGACTTTTATCAATCCCGTGCAATGACCTATCGATTAGAAACAGCCAATGAGATTTATGCCTTGCTAAATCTTGGTGGTGAAATTGGTGAGGTGCTAAGCAACGTTGCCAAGTTTATTCGTGATGGTGGTAGTATTAAGGACTACAACGAACGCATGAAGAAGGAACTAGGTGATGTGATGTGGATGGTGGCAGCTGTTGCCAAAGACCATAATATGTCTTTGTCAGAAATTTGTACTCATAATCTAGACAAACTTGAGAGTCGTAAGATTAGGGATGTTATTCAGGGGTCAGGCGACAATCGATAAAACATGTATAACTGCCCTTCCCAATTTATGGAGAGCTTCGGCTCTCCTTTTTTATCTAAGAAAGAAAATAAATGAGCAATGAATTTGCAACCCCTTGGTCTAGTGTAGGCTATTTGACTTATAAAAGAACTTATGCACGGCGCTTGAACGAAGATGACATCAACAGTCCAACAGAAGAATTCACAGACACTGTAGAACGAGTCATCAAAGCCTGCGAAGAACAGCTTAAATGCGGCTTTACAGACGTTGAAAACGAACGCCTAAGGGGTTACCTGCTTGGTCTAAAAGGAAGCGTTGCAGGACGTTTCTGGTGGCAATTGGGGACAGATACAGTGGACAACCTCGGCATGGCATCGCTTCAAAACTGTGCGTTCCGTGTAGTGGATAAGCCTGTTGAGCCTTTCACATGGGCAATGGACATGTTGATGCTTGGTTCTGGTGTAGGTTACAACATTCAGAAAGAGAACGTCAACAAGTTGCCTCCTGTCAATCAGAATTTCAAATGTCCTACCCGTGTTAGCGATAGTGGAGCAGACTTCATTGTTCCCGACAGCCGTGAAGGATGGGTTGCCTTGCTTGGTAAAACATTGAAGGCTGCTTTCTTGGCGCATAGTTCTGGCAAACAGACGTTTACCTATTCGACACAGCTGATTCGTTCTAAGGGTGCGCCCATCAAAGGCTTTGGTGGCACTGCATCTGGTCCAGAAGATTTGGTGTGGGGAATTGAACAGATCTCTAAGGTGTTGGAGAAGAGGGCAGGCAAGCAGATGCGCCCTATCGATTGCCTTGATGTGTTGAACATCATTGGTGCTGTTGTTGTTGCTGGTAACGTGCGCCGTTCCGCACAAATTGCTATTGGAGATGCAGACGATGTTGAATATTTACTTGCTAAACGATGGGACTTGGGAAATATCCCAAGCTGGAGAGCCATGTCCAACAACAGCGTGGTGTGCCATGACATTGGAGATTTGCACGACTTCTTTTGGGATGGTTACGAAGGGAAAGGTGAACCATACGGCCTCATCAATCTTAGACTTTCTAGAAAAATTGGACGCCTCGGAGAAACCCAATACCCTGACCCAAAAGTTCAGGGATATAATCCTTGCGCTGAACAAAGCTTAGCCGATGGTGAAACCTGCTGCTTGGCTGAAGTGTTCCTGCCCAACATCACAAGCAAAGAAGAACTGCTGGATGTTGCAACCTTGCTCTATCGCATCAACAAGCATTCTTTGGCCTTGCCTTGCCATCAGAAAGTAACCGAAGCCATTGTGCATGAGAACATGCGTATGGGTATTGGCATCACTGGTGTATTGCAATGTACTGAGGAACAGAAGTCTTGGTTGAACGAAACCTACGGTAAGCTTCGTGAGTACGACAATGAGTACAGCACCGCTCATGGTTTCAATCGTTCGATTAAACTTACAACAATCAAGCCTTCCGGTACGCTGTCGTTGCTGCCCGGTGTAACGCCCGGATGCCACCCTGCGTATGCCCGGTTCATGATTAGACGTATCCGTATTAGTTCCAACCATGCGCTGGTGCAGGTCTGTAAAGATCACGGCTACCCTGTGGAATACCAACTAAACTTCGACGGCACTGAGGACCATAGCACTGTGGTGGTAAGCTTTCCTTTCCGTCATCCAGAGCATGCTGTGCTGGCTAAGGACATGACTGCCTTGTCTCAATTGGAAACTGTGAAATGGTTGCAGGAAGTGTGGAGTGACAACAGCGTTAGCTGCACTGTCTACTACCGCAAAGAGGAGTTGCCAGAGATCAAGAAGTATTTGAAGAAGCACTACAAGAACAACCACAAGAGCTTGTCGTTCCTGTTGCATAGCGATCATGGGTTTAAGCAAGCACCACTTGAAGAAATCACTGAAGAGCAATATAAAGATATGGTTGTTAGCACTCGCATCATCACTGCAGTTGCTGACGGAAACATCGGATTGGATGACAGCGAATGTGCAAGTGGCGCTTGCCCAATTCGGTAATCCATTGGATTATGCGTGTTGTGGAAATGGTGACCTGTTTCCACATCATTGCTAACACATGGCGACACTGGTAAGTTATGCTATAGTGCAACTTGTAAGTATCTTTAATGGAGATGATATGGAACCTATGAGAAAACCAGAACGAAGCGCACCCTTGCGTATTCAATATGATCAAGGGTACTATGCGTTTACTAGAGGGTGGTTGAGTAATCAACATCATCCCGAAAGCGTAGCAGGTAAGGAGTGGCAACGTGGTTTCAATCGTGGCTATTTTGACAACCTAGATAAGCTCAATGGCAACCAAGCGGTTCGATAAAGAACTGCACGACATATACGACAAAATGGGAAGGGACATCGTCAAAGACTTTGTCTCTTCTTTTTGGAATATTGAAGCTCGATGCAACCCTAAAGTCCGTGGCATAGACCTACTCTTGTATACCCGTGAAGGTGCGCTAGCAGGATATGCTGAAGTTGAAGTGAGGTTGTCTTGGAAAACTCTAGAGTTTCCCTATGCTGACTTGAATGTTCCTGAGCGAAAGCGTAAGCTTCTCAATCAAGACCTCCCAACATTCTTCTTCTCAATCAACAAAGATGGTACAGCAATGTTCTACTGTGAAAGTGATGTTGTGTTGGAGTCTAAGGTTGAAGAAGTTAGAAACAAATATGTGTTCAGAGATGAGCAGTTCTTCAAAGTACCACTGGATAAATTAAACTATGTCATCTTACAACCGACTGCATAACGTTAACAATCCCAATCAAGGGCATTCTAAGAAGGTTCTATGCGTCTGTTCTGCAGGGCTACTGCGTAGTCCTACAATTGCTTGGGTGCTGTCTAACTCTCCTTACAATTTCAATACTCGTGCTGCAGGTGCTGTTGAAGAATACGCACTTGTACCAGTTGATGAAGTGTTGTTGCAATGGGCAGACGTTGTGGTGTTTGCAGACAAAGACCATAAGCGCATGTTGTCATATGAACATAAAGAGTTGATTGATAATATGGAAACATATGTGCTGGACATTCCAGATATTCATAAGTTTAGATCACCAAAGCTTGTCGAACTTATTGAAGAGAAGGTTAAAGAAATCTTCCCAACCTGACTAACCTCTCACTCGTCTAATGGTAAGACGACAGTCTCCAAAACTGTAGATTGCGGTTCGATTCCGTAGTGGGAGGCCAAACAAAAAAGCCAGCTTAGTTGCTGGCTTTTCTTTTTAGCGTCTAGAAGCTAGGCCACCTGATGCAAACTTCTCAGAAAACTTTCTTATTTCTTCTGTTGGCTTAGTCGGATTAGTAAACTGTTCTTTGCGTAGGTCATCCAGCTTTGACATGAGTTGCTTAATTGTGTCAGCTTTTTGTGTAGCACCAGCCTGCTCTAATGCTGTGTGTACATTAGTTAAAAAAGAATTGGTATTCAACGTTTGTCCAAATGGTCCACCAATAACAATGTTGTTTGCAAACTCTTCCAAAAACTTTTGATAGCGTTGACCAATACCTGTCTTCGTAGACGTGGTAGATCCACGTTCAGCAGCATTGTTAAGAATCTGTCGAATGCCATCATACGCTTTATATGCAAGCCGCTTATTGATTGATGGGTTTTCCGACAAAGGAACAGACTTTAAACTGTTTCCAATATCAAACAACTGTTTCTTCAATTCTTCTTCTTTAGTCACTCGCTTAGAAATATTTTCATACTTAGCACCAACTTCTTTTTCAGCAGAATAGATTTTAAGTTTGTCAGCTTCTGTGAAAACATCCTCTGTTTCTTTAAACGTACCAGTACGTGGCAATGACACTGGTCGAACAATTGTTGATGATCCGTTTAATGACCGAGCAGCAACATTTAAATTCTTTTGATCATATGCAAGAGGTGTCATATTAATTCTACTGAACAAATAATTTGCGTAGGGAAGCTCTGTATAAACAAACTTGTTTACATTCTTTCCACCAAAGCTACCTGTTTCATAGTTCATGTTTACGTCTTTGGTAAATGATACCCCGCCATATTCAAGTTCCATGTGGAATCTCCTATGTGTTTGCGGGTCTTGAAAACCATTAGCCTTTAAAAGCTTAACGTTTTCTTCTGGTGAATCAGAGCCATGAAAGAGTTTGATTGGTGGAACATCACTATATTTCAAACGCAAAGCATCAAGTTTGGCCTGATAGTCTTGTGCCATAGTTGTAAACTCAGCAACGTCCTTCTTCTTTCTTGGATCAAACTCACGTCCGGTTTTAATTCGGAAGTCTCCCTGTGCTACAGCAGCAACCTGTTCGGCATCTGGCAGGGCAGCAATGTCCTTGTTGGCTAGGATGTCGGGAAACACATCTGTACGATGTTGGCGAATTGCAGCCAGTGCTTTCTTCCTGTCGCCAAGATCATTTAATACTTTAACATCCAAATCACCAGCCAACACCTTTGCATCAGAAAGTCGAGGTTCAACCAAGGGCTTAGCAACAGGAGCGTTGGGATCGATGGGGTTGCCATCAATGTCATACTCAACTTCCTTCACCACCAATTCATCTTCGGGTGCGGCCTTAGGTGTTGTAGATTTTGTAGTTGTTGGAGTAGGAGCAGCCTCTGCTGTTGGTTCAATATCAGCAGCCAACTTGTTAAGACTGTTTTGATAGTCTTCTGGATAAGCTTTCTTATACACATCAAGTTGATACTGACTACCCATCTTACTCTTCAAAACCTTCTCAGCTTCTTGAAGTTGATAGGTTGAAAAAGCAGCAGGCGTTTTCGTCACAGCACTTGCCACCTCTTTATTACCGGAAACAGCAGGTGCAGGTTCTGTGAACAAGTCAAACTTAGAAGGCTCTACAACCCTTGTTTCACCTTCGATGGGGCCAAGGTATGGCTCGTTAGATTTAACCACCTTGCTGGTCATTCTAGGGGCTTCTGTGGGGGATAGCACAGGAGTTGGTGTAGGAGTTGGCAAAGCCTTGGTTGTTTGTTCAGCAACAGGTAATGCTTTCTTAGCAATAACTTGTTCCATTTCTTGCAACAATTCACTGGCACTTTTTGTGGCAGCTTTACCAACCACACGACCAGCAATGTCAGACAACAAACCACCACCTGCAAATCCGGGTTGCTTGCGGATCACAGCAGCATATGCCAAAGCTGCTTGATATTCTTTAGTATCTTCTAGGTTTTTACCAGTTTGCTGTTGATACATTTCGGCTGTTGCACGTTTAACTTCAGGAGCAAGTGCTGAATATTTAACAGCAAAGATACGAGCACCTTCGCCTTTGTTAAATGCTTCAACCATAGAATTGTTAGTTGCAATTTCTTTAGCATTCGTTTGTGCAAACGCCAAAGTATTTTGCAAAGCAATCTTTTTAACATCCTGTGAAGAAGATTTATACCAATCAGTATTTTTTACAGTGTCGTATATTTGTAGTAATAACGGGGCCATCACATTACGTGCAGCAGCATCAACAACTTTGTCGCCTGTGGAAGTAAACACTTTGTTGGAGGGAATGTGCAGCGTTACCAGTTCTTGTTCAAGTTCTGTAGGTGCTCCCTTAACTGTGATACCTGTAAACATCTTCAAAGGACCAGCATCGTTGAATGCGGCAGTCTCTCGTGTAGCAGGTTGGTACACTGGCAAGCCTTGCTTTGCAACAGGGATACGCTTTTGCAATTGATTTGCAGCAGACGATGTAAACCCTTCCTGACCAGCAGGGATTTGATAGGCATCACGAGGCAGGGTTTCATCACGGTCAATAGCACCAACGATGTCAGAGATTTGCTGCACTGGAACCAAGGCTCTACCTAAGTATTCACCCATCCATTCACCAAAGAATGTAGAGATCTTTTGATCAGCACTACCTTCACCAGTTTGCATGTTCGATTGTGCTTCGGCAAACTTATCACCTAACCACGAGTACGTACCAGCAGGGGCTTTAAAGCCTGTCATGGCTTCTAAGAATTCCTTAGTCTTGAACTCGTCTGTACGACCCTTGTTAAACTTGACAAGATAGTCACCCATTGCTAGGAATGGAGCGACAGGAAACAAAGCTCTACCGTCAACCAAGCTACCATCAGGATTCTTAATGTCATACCAATTGGTGTCTTGATGTTCTTCACGGTATTTGTAAGCAGCATAAATTGCAGCTGTACCAACCATACCCTTAGACACATTCTCCAACCCCTGCATTGTCTGACCAACGCCTGTGGCATCACCCTTAATCTGCTTGGCTGCACCAGCAGCAATATCTACAGATCCAGAGAACACACCCATCGGGCTATGTTTGTACGTCCACGTCATAGCATTAGCCATGAATCGTGGGAATGGAATGACAGTTGAGCCAATTGGACCAAGCTCTTCCACAAACTTTACAGCGTGAAACATTGGACCTTTGGTCGGCATCTTACTGAATGTAGCAGTGAGTGCTTCGTCTGTAGCATTCTTCAACACATCAAATGGTACAGTCTTGTTTTGAGCCAGCACGTCATACATGTTGATACCAACACGACTAAGTTGTTTCTCAACAGAAGCTGTGAAGATGGCTTTACGAAAGAAAGAATCCTGTGCCACGTTAAACGTGTTAGCCATCTGTGCAACCTTAGACAAGTCACCCGGTCCAGCTTCACCAGCAGTACGCAAGATGAGGTTGTGCAGGGATGGACTATCCATCAACAAACGCTCAGCAACATCTGAGGACAACCCGGTCTGACCCATATAAAAAGCTGTACGAACAGCATCGTCATACACACCTTTTAAACCACCAATAAAACTACCAGTGACAGGCTTGCCACTAATCAGTTCAGAACCAGTTTTACCTACACGATATAGGGCAGATTCAATGGCTTCTGATGCTGTTCCAAAGGTAACAACAGCAGCACCGGAAAATCCGTTACGAATGGTGGTGGCAAGTTGTGACACCATCAAAGCTTTCAACTCACGATCAAGGCGCATGCCGAAATCTCTGACGCCAGTAAACGCTGACGTTATAGCATTACGATTGCCATACATTGCATCAACTTCTTTGGCAGCAGCCGAGTCAATGCTTTTGAGTTTGTTTTGAATACGGGCCAACACTGAGTAGGCTTGCAGAGTGCGACCAGCATCGCCAACAGTGGTGCGATTCATACGTGCAAAGTCTTCGGCAGTGACACCAGCCTTTGCCAAACTGTCAGCTAGCACAGCATCATCAATGTTCTCAATGTTCATGAAGACATTTTTCACAGCATCACTAATCTTTTGATCAGCAGCAGGTGCAAGTTCTGGAACACGCTTCCAAATTTCACCAGCAATCTCCGTAGCCTTCTTGTTCACATCATTGCGAACCTGCATCTCTGCAACAGCTGTAGGATCGCCTTGTGCATTGAGAAGTTTACGACCTTCAAAGATGTCATAGGCGTCTTCTAAAGCTTTCTCTGTAGGATCTGTAGCTTTAATTTCAATTTTTGGAAGATTGGTTTCAGTATTAATAACACGTTGTTTAAGAATGTCATCCAGCTCAGTGGACGCACCACCCTTGCCAATCTTCTTAGCAGCACCAACAAGACCCGCTGTCTCCAAAGTACCACCAATAGCACCCAATGCACCAGCCACTGCCGCTCGTTGACCACTAACACCAGCATCCACCTTGGCCTGCAAAGCATCAATCTCAGGTTTAAACTGTGCTTGTTGTTCCGTTGTCATCTTAGGCAGCAACTCTTTCATTTGATCAAGTTGTGCCTTGGTTGTGTTTAGTTCAATCTTCTGTGATGTTACGTCAGATATGGCAGCACCTGAGCCTTCAACAGTGGGTACAGCAGCAAGAGTTCCTATCCGAGACTTGATAGCAGCTTGCAATCCTTTTTCAGAGGCAGTCTTCATGAATGATGAAGTGGCAATCTTGCCTGCACCTAAAGAGATGGCAGTGGTTGGATCGGAAACAATTGCACCCAATACATCAAGCACAGGTTTAACACCGCCTTGACCACCCTCTGGACTTAGATAACCAGCGGTGTTATCCCACAAGTCATAGGCTTGTTTAGCTTTCAATATGTCTTCACGTTTAGCATTGTTCAAATATTGAAGTTCAGATGTGCCTGATAAAAGGTTCATGTTAGCCATACGCATATGGCTAGCCCAACGAGCAATGTAGTCTTCTCGTGTCTCACCATCACGCATGTCACCTTCTTTACCAAAACGTGAATTGGCATAGTCGTAGATTGCTTTGAACTTGTTATCGTCTTGATACAAGTCTTTGAAGGGTGTTTGTTTAGCTTCTTCAGCTTTCACTTCCACTGCCCTAGCTTCTAACGCTTTGGCTGGTTGCTTACGCATCAAGAAGGAAGGCTTCGTCAGGTCTTCTTCACCTGCGCCAACAAACGAAGAAGACCTGTCAGGCTGTACAGGTGCAGAAGGAACAGAAGCTCCCGCAGGAGCCTCCGAAAAAAGGTCGAAATTAGAGGCCATTAATTATTCCCAAGTAATACCATTCCATTTTTTAGTCATACCATTGTCAATGTATGACTGCCCTTTAATCAACTTACCCTTATCGGGTTTACCATCGGCGGTAAACGGAAGAGGCAATGCTGCTGCTCCGGCAACGGCAGGTTTGGCAGGCGTTGTTGGTACGGGCGCTACAGTAGCTGCTGCCGGGGGCGGTACAGTTGGTTCTGCAGGCTCCTTGCCGGGTTTAGCAATGTTTCCTTGCGAATCAAACTTAACGCCAATTTCCAACAATGCACCAGCATGTAAGCTAGACTTCGGCTTACCTGTTTCACTATCTGTATATACAGCAATGATGCCCTTACGAGCAGCTGCCGCTGCAGAAGACCATTGTTCAGGAGTAATGGTGGCAGATGGAATAACCTTATCTTCACCAGTAACTGGATCAGTAATAATAGAGAACATGCCTTTACCAAGACGTTCTTTAAGAGCTTCATTGTAAGCACCACGGGCAATGCGTGAGTAGTCGGTGGACTTAAGCTTTTCAACTCCTTCACCGGGAGCCTTCTCAAGTTCTTGACGTTTACGCAATTGTTGCTCAGCAGACAACTTCTTATTCTCTGGCTTGTCCATAATTTGATTGATCAACAAAGCCTTCTTATCTTTTTGTATTGACAACAACTCTTCGGCAGCAGAGAACGCTGCAGCATCTGATGTAGCTTTGTCCAATGCTGCTGCGTCATTGTTTTTCTTAGCATCGACAAATCGATTAACGATTTCTGCCTTCTGTTCATCCTGAGTCTTAGGCTTGGCAAAGGGTGACAAGTTGAACGTACCTTGTGACGTAATGGTGGGAGTTGAATATCCCTGTACCGCTTTGATTTGATCAACAGATACTCCAGTTGATGCAGCCAACTGAGCCATTTGACGATCCAATACTTCTTGTCGTTTATTACCAAAGAACCCACGATCAATCTTTGGTGCAGCTTCACCAGCAGGAGTTGTCGGAAGCTTATAAGTATCTTTTACAAAATCAATAGCGCTTCTTCCACCAAGATCTCTAGTGGTGGTAACAAGCTTATTAACATCAAGGCTTGAAAAATCAGTGCGGCCTTCTGCAATTTGCTTCTCAATAGTTGCTACAACAAGAGGGTTGGTTGCAATTTCAACAAGCTGTGCTTGTGTAGCATTGGGCAACACGCCGCTAATAGATGAGATTTTTGTGCTGTAAGAATTGGCTTGATCTTCAGAAGCTTTCTTTAAAGACTTCAGATTTTCAAGACCTTTAGTAACAAACGTTGCGGCGTCTGTCCTTGCTTTTTCTTCATCGTCTTCAAGTCTTTTGGTTACACCAGTGGCAATGCCACCAGCCAAACTTCCTAATAGAAAATTCATTACACTACCTCTTTTTGTTTCTTAGACATTAAACCAGTTTTGACTTCTTGTTTTACAGGCTGTTCTTGTAAAGGTTGCATAGCTTTCTTCACTGCCATTGCTGCAACTCGTGGCGATATAGTAGTCATCTTCGTAATGTCATCGGGATACATAACTGTACGAATGTTGTTGACAATAGCAAGAGTTGCTAGCATCTCCATAATGACAGGCATTACAAGCATTCCCGCATCCATACTGTGAACACCTTCAGACACACCATGTAACATGAATGTTTGAGCAATTGACGCTATGGGAGCACGGCTTTCTAGCGCTGTTAAAATTGAGTCAGCAGCATCTGGCGAAGACAACTGTTGAATATATAACATTGCAAGATCGTTGATGTCTACAACCTTAGGTGGATTTTGCCAAGGTCTACCCTTTTCAGGTGCTGTCCATGAAACACCCGGTGGTACGGGTTGCATCATGCCTGTATAGTCTACGTTATTGTTTTCCATGATTCAACATCCCCGCTCTAGCTTCACGAATACCTTGCACATATCCCGCAATGATTTTCAATTCTTTATTATTAGAAGATGTGTCAGGCTGTTGTGTTGTATCCTTTGGTGCAGCAAAGCCAGCGCTTTTATCGCTAGTCTTCTTTTTCTTTTTACTACTTGCAATGGAGTTATATTTAACAAGCATGTTAATCTTGTTCATATAGTCTTTAATGTGTTGCATAATTTTCCTGTACACTATTATTTGCCCAATCAATCATATCATTATACAGAGTGTGAGCAAGTTCATAATTACCCTGCTCAACAGCATCAACTGTCGGTGTAATGAATTTATCTCTTAAAGTATTGTAGATGTTTACTGCGTCAGGATGCTTGTTAATTTGCTGAACAAGCAACGGAGCAGTTTCATAATAGTCATGAACCTGTGCAATACGCATTGGATCAAGCGTCATATACTCATCTCTAAATTTACGCATCAACATTAGTTCACGACAATTATCAGGCTTGCCGCTTTGTTGAATAACCGCTGTTGTAATGTAACATCCACCATCAAAAAAATCTGTTACATCACTGACAATATCTCCAACATCAGGAAGAGCATCCGCTATCCCACCAATTGTTTTAGTAACAGCACCGCCTGTAAGTTTATCTGCAACAGTGGATAAGCCCCCAGTTACATCACTCAATGCTACTGTTATCCCTTTAGTTAGTAACTTGTCTTCGTCACTCAAACCACCCCCTGATGCTAAGCGATCTTGAGCAATACTATCCAATACTGCTTGTTCGTCTTTGCTTGGGCTACTTGTATTGATCCCTAAGAAGCCAGCAATTTCTTTCAGACTAGCCGTACTGCCCGACCAAGTCTTCACTGCTGCCTGACCAACCGCCGAAATAGATTCAGCCAACGCTTTCTTCTCAGCAGCTGCCACCGTAGCATTAGCTGTAATGGTGGTGGCAGCAATAGTGTTTGCTCTAGCAAGTTCGTTATCTCCTGTCTTCCATCCCATTTCAATCTGATCACGATAGGTTTGAGACTGTTGAGCATATTGAACAGAAGAAAGATCGGTAGCATTCTTTGCATTCACAGCATTGGCAGCATTAATTTCTCTAGTGTTAGCTGTAGAAATATCAGCTAGCAATTTAGCATTTGCCATATTAACTTGCGTTGCCATGTTAGCATTGAAGTCTGCACGGTCATTCGCTTCCTGTGCATTAAACTTCAACACATCAGCAGCAGTAGCCATGTTTGCAATGGCAGCTTTGTTGGCTTCAGCAGCATTAAATTGACTAGCAGTGAGCGCAAGCTGTGCATTCACCTTGCTAGCATCAAGTGAGTTAGTAGCATTGACAGCCCTAGCAGCGTTTTCAGCAGCTGTGTCTGTTAAAATGGATTGTGCAATTTCTTGAGCTTTAAAGATTGTTACCTGTTGCCTGTTGTTTAAGTTTGTCAAATCCATCTGCAAGAACGATTTAGCATTTTCAACAGCCACTTGCTGACGATTGTTTAAGTTGGTTGTCTCAAGATTTGCCATCTGTGCAGCCTTAGCCAACACAACAGCATTACGTGCCGACAAGTTTGCAATGTCCATGTTGCTTGTAATACGAGCATTCTCAAGAGCAATGGTTGTAGAAGCATCAAAATTCTTATTGGCAATATCAGAAACCTTAGCAGCATTCAACACACGGCTTTGAAAGTTCTGATCAAATTCCTGACCTAAAAATGTAGCACGTTGTTGTGCTGTCACAATTGCCATTTGCTGACGATTGGAAAGGTTGGTCAAACCCATTTGCTCAAACACTTTAGCATCAGCTGCGGCAATGGGCGTAGCAGCCTCTAGAGCAGCCTGAATAACTGCTTGACCTGCTAGGCTACTAGCACCCAATCCACGAGCTGCTAGCTGTGCTGTAGCGGCTCTCATGGACGATGCTGCCCAAGGTGGTGGATTGCCTGCATCAAAGTTGGTTAATATTTTATTAAGCTGACCCTGAGTGGTCATGTCTTCTGTAACAGTACCCTGTGCAGCTTGGTTCTGTGCAAGAGCTTCAGCAACTTTAGCTTGATCAACAGCTGTGCCAGAAACAACTTCACCAGCCTGTAGAGTGCGTTCAGCAGGAGCAACAACCTTCGTTGCTTGTCCTTGTGCCGCTTCAACATTCTGAAGAGCTGTAGTTGTTGGCTCTTGTGTAGCAGCAGTGGCTAAGTCTTGAGAAGACAACACGCCTTGTTCTGCTTTTACATTTGCATTAGCTGCAGCCATAGCTGCCTGTGACGATGCTGCCGTAACTGTGGGGGCTACAACAGTGGTAGGAGCTGCCGTTGTCTGTGCTGTTACGGGAGTGGGAGCAGCAGCTTGCTGAGCCGTTGTAGGGGCTGTGACAGCCGCTGCCTGCATGTCTGGTGTAACATTGGTCGTAGTGGCGGTTACAACAGGTGCAGTGGGTGCAACAGGGATTTGAGCAACATCACCACCAGCGGCAAAGCCCGGAGCTTTCTCCCCAAGCTTTGTAACCACTGCTCCGTATTGGCTAGCAGCAGCTGGTGAAGACATTAAAAACTCACCAAAGTTTTGCATAGGACCATCAAAGCCCATTTTACGAGCTACGATTTCTCGTTGCTGTTCTGTGAAATTGTCTTTCATTCTTTGGTTGCCTTATACAAATATTCTAAAAACTCTTGGTTGTCTTTTAACAATGCTATTAATCCTGTGGCTGTGCAATGAACTTGTCGCTCACTCATTTTAGTCTGCATAGCATCGTCAATGGCATGCACAATTTCATGTAATAAAGTGTCAGCTTCCAACAATGGGTGCTGACCTTGCTTTATATCAATCCTCAACTTATCGTAGTCACATTGTCCCCACAAACCTGCGAGTTCATCTTTAACTACTATGTCATAAACCCTGCCAACTATTCTAACATGGGTTGGTAATGACATGCTACACCTTTGTTTTATATTCTGCTTCGGTCAACAACCCAACAACATACTTGTTAGCTGGACGGAAGATAGTTAGCTTTTGACCACGCATTTCAGGAGCAAAGCTGATGTGTGTCCAACGAGCATACTCATGAATCATTTGATCAAACTTAATGCCAGAAGCTTCAATGGCTTTGCAAACTGCCAAAGGATCGCCAAAGCCAGCACAGGTGAAGTCAATGGCCCAACCATCCATGTGGCTGCTAATCTTGCTACCGCCCACTGCAACGTTTACTTCTGGCAAACGAAGCCATGAGTTTACGTTGATGCCCTTACCAAGCAGGGTACGAACCTTCTCCATGCCTACAGCAGCAGTCTTCATATTCTCCAACTGAGCTTCGCTTGGTTGATTATTAATACCCATGCGAATGGCTGTGTCAGAATGAGTTGCTTCTTCAAGTGTAAAGTGTTCACTGAGCTGCATTTGATTCTCCTTCTTCTTCGGCTTTCATTGCATTGTTTAATTTAATTGCGGCAAGCCAACCAATAAATCCACCAATAATAGTGGAGAATGCTGGTGCAATAATTGGAAAAATGTCTTTGTTATCCACTACGCTATTGGGCATGAACAACCCGCCAAGCAAAGCTGCGGTCATAGCTACAACAACAAAGCACAATGTACTTGCCATTTGCTTAGCAATACTAAGAATGGTGGTTTGAATTTCAGTCATCATTTACCTTTTAAAAGTTGAGTTTTATCTTGACTAGATTTGCTAGAGCCAAAGAAGAAGTTGAAGAATCCCGTAATGACAGTACCAATCAACACACCGAGAATGGTGTCAGCCATGCGAGTACCAGATTCAGGGACAGTGCCAAAAGTTACGCCAATAAAAAAGCACATGGCAAACAATGACCACGATGCTGTAAAAATGTATAAGAAGTTCTTTGCAAACCACGAGTCTTGTTGCAATGCGGCAACCTGCATCTGACGAGCAGAGTCTCTGTCTTTCACTTCAAGTTCAAATTGTTTAAGATCAATCTCAGTAAGCTTTGCAGTTGCTTCAGGGTTGGCTTCCAAATGTTTTGTGACAGCCTCAACAGAATCAGCAACGCCAAGCTTGTCTGCTATAGCTTTAATAGCCATTCCACCAAGAGGACCAGCAACAACAGTGGCTAGACCGGGGGCTACATTCTTTAAAAGACCAGCAAGTAAATCATTCATTTATCTTTTTCCGTTTCAAGTTCTTTTTTAAGTTTCTTAAGCTGCTTAACTTCTTCATGCACCGAAGCTTTAATAGCTAGCACGTCTATGTAAACAATAACTGTCAGGGGTAGCAACATTGCAAACACCACTAACATAATTAACATTCCTGTTAGAAATCTATTGGCATCTTCCTTTGCCAAAATATTGCTGTTAGAAATGCCCATATCCAAATTGTTAGAAGAATTCCTGAGGTTGCTACTATTGCCCGATCTATTCTGCTGTGATGAATTTGCTCTCGTTGCCATTTAGCATCTCTTTCATTCTTCAATTTAAGTTGTCTATCGAACTCCTGCTCTTCAAGTATTTGGTTGTACATCTTCAAGAAACGTGAATAAATATCCTTGAGCGCATCCGGGGCATACACCATTGCTTCACGAATTTGTTTAGTCAAACTCTCAAGTTGAAGTTCTATTTCAGCCCTATCAATTGCACTATCTTCAACAGTTTGTGTTGTCTTTGATGTTTCTTCCAACTCACGGCAATATGCTACTAAGTTTCTTCTAGCCTCAAAGAATGTTTTAAGCTGTTCACATATCTGATGTATTTGTCTAGCTTCATATTCTTCATAGCTTAGTTCTTCTTGTTGAGCAACCTTCTTTTGAACAGGTTTCTCAGTTTCAATCTTGCTCTCAATAGAGATTGGCTTTGTTGTGAAAAACTTTTTAATCCACCCAAAGAATCCAGACAGTTCATTTGCAATTTCTTTAGCATCACCAACGGCCTTCTTAATCTTCTGTATTTCAGCTTTCCCTTCTGAAAGCATCTCACAGCCTTTGCGTATTGCATTAACTGCTGCTGATGCAGCCATGAGAAGGCTGATGGGGTCCACATTACTTCTTTACGTCTGAATAAATTTGATAGAGCTTATGACTAATCATTAATATTGTATAAATAAGAGTGGCCCAAAGGACCAACTCAGACACTTGATAGCCAGCAACTGTGGCTAAAGATATGGTGATAGGCGGGCTAGCTTTGGTAACAAGAGCAGTAGCCGTTTCAGATCCGTGCTCTGTCATTTCAATGTCAACTGATAAAGCGTATCAAGGAAGAAGCCAACGATTTCATCAATGACGTTTTGAATGGCTGAATCAGATTGGTCAGCCACTTGATAGCGACAACCTTCCAAACAGTCTAAGATTTGTTTCAACACACTGGTGATGTCACCGGAATACTCATCCTCACAAACACCCACTTCCAATCGCTGACCTGTACGACCTTGGTATTTCTGTGCAAGACTATCTGCCAACTCTACAATGCCGTTATAGAATTCTTCTAGAGTTTTATGTTCAGCAAAGCTTGTAGTTTTCAAATGTGCGTTATGTGCCAATGTCCGAGCAAGAAACAGTGTTTCAATAAACTCACCCATGTCAGCGCACTCGCCTTCATTTTCCATAGGCATTGACATAGTACGTTGTTGTGGTCGAGGGATAAGCATAATGGTTCCTTTATAATTTAATAGCGTTGATTTTATTCATCCGCAGGGGTTGGGGTATTGCCTTCTTCCAGCCACTTTAAAAAGGCTTGGTAGTCGGTGTTGTCGGGGTCGAATGGAATGAAGGCGTTGTCAGACAGACGCTGCACCATCTGTGGCATGTTTTCAAAATGCTGTTTGATTAATTTGTACATGATTACAACTCCGCTGATACGGCCCAATTGCCGCTAGATATATACGCTCCGGTGCTGGTCAATGCGGAAACAGTCAAAGTAACGCCCAAAGCAGTATCAGTAGTTCCCGCAGAAGCCACATACCCAACCCATCCAACGGCGGGGTTGTAAAGTGACCATTGCCCAGCAGAAGCGCTAGTCGCGGAAGAGTTATACAAGGTCACGGTCGGCGCAGTGCGTTTTACGACTTCAAATCTGATTTGGTTAACTTCTGCAACAGTCGTCCCATAAACTGTAGCCACCCCCTGTCGACTGTCTGATAATGCTCCATTTGCTGGCGCAGTACCTTGTGGGTAACCTTTTTCATAATACCGCTGACACAGCATCAACTCAGTACCATACGGACGGTAGTCAAAGCTCGTTGCTGTTGA